GCCATCGTCCTTGGAGTAACGCTCAATACCATCCACAAACGTAGAGATGTAGCTGCTGATAGCGTTGTACCGTTGTAGATCCTCTAAGAAAGACACGGCCTCATACTTCTTGTGTGTCTTAGCCGTAGCAATAAGCAAACCCAGCTTCTCTTTACTGGTGCTAAACCCATTGGCACTGACCCACTTCTTGTTAGGCGCAGAGAAACGTAGCCCAGCAATCTGTTCTGTGTTCTTGAGTTGGAAGCCACGGGTGTCGCAGTCCTTGCACTTGTTAGGCTTAGCAAACCTTGTGCCATCCTTCTTGGTCTTATACGTTTTGCCTTCACCCTCACAGGTTGGGCAAGTGAAAGCCTTGGTGCGATAGATGGGGCTGCTGTTGGCTTTGACTGCTGACTTGTACTCCTCAATGTTCTTGGTAAACTCAAACAGATCTGCCCACTCTTTCTTGTTATTCATGCGGCGGCTAAAGATAACCTGAGACATCTGTTCATTGGAGCCTAGATTAATAGGCGTGTCGCCCATGATCTCACGTACCTTGGTGTGCAGTCTTGTCTCTAACTCAGAGCGTTCATCCTCAAACTCTACTCGAACATCTTGTAGCTTTGGAAGATCGACTCTGATTCCTGACATATGCATGCGGGTAAGGGTTTTGCAGGTGTCGAAGGTAACGTCTCTGACTGTGTGGAGGGACTGACTTTCGGGCTGGGCATAGTCTCTTTCCAAGGCACGGAACAGTTCGCTAGTAGTAAGAATGTCAGACACGAGATAGTCAGTGAGTTGGGTGAGATCCGTTTCATTGGTGTTGATTCCTTTCTTTAGGCAGTCACTAAGGTAGTCGCCCTTCTTTACATCTAGGTCACGCCGTTCAGCGATAAGCTTGAGTGACAGGGGTGCGCCCTGCCCTCGCTGCAATATATACTCTGCAAGCATGGTGTCGTAGATATCACCGTCATAGGTGTAGCCGCTCTCCCACAACCACATCAAGTCATGCCGTGCGTTGTGCATGATTAACAGAGTAGTCATATCAAGTATCGCTTGGACAAGGTTATGCCCAGCGCCGGATGTATCCTTGGCCTCTACATGATCTAAGTTTACCACGTGTAGTTCAGTGTGATCGTCAGCATTTACCATGCCGATCTGTGTTAGGGTGTTACCTGGCTCAAAGGGATCGTTGTATATCTTCCCTTCCTTCCAAGTCACACTGTTCTCAACGTCTAGTACTAATCTCATGTGTCTCTCCTACGCACTGTATATTGAACGTGCGCCATCTAATACACAAGTAATCTTACCTTGGAAACCGTTAAGTTTATTCTTGGCTAAGTTTAAGTAGCGCACAGGATCTTCATCCTCACCCTCTACCTGCTGTGTCTTGCCAATGAGCAGCATCAAGTCAGCCTCCGCAGCCTTCCCTGTCTTGCTTCCTTCCATCATAGATTGATTGAGATCTGCCTTACCCTCTGCCTCTGCGCTCAACTGTGACATCCATATCACACAACAGTCATACTGCTTCGCAATGTTACGGGCATGGATGGCAGCAGCCTTGAGTGTAATGTCGCTACGCTCACTCTTCATGTCGGCAAACTTGTCACCCATGTCCAGCACTACAATGTCAGGCTTCTCCTGTTTAACCACAGACTCAACCCATGCCATTGTTTTACCTGTACTTTCTTTGAACATAATGTTCTGACGTACAGGCTCATAACGCTTACGTGCTAGGGCTTGGTTCTCACGTACCTCTTTCATTGTCATGTTTGCAGAGGCACTAACATATCGTGATGCCACACGTGTATATGCTTCCTCGTTACACAGGATGACACACTTAGCACCCTGATGTGCAAAGCCACCATCAGCGGCAATGAGTGAGGCATGGAAGGATGTCTTACCTGTGTTAGGCCGTGCGCCTACTACAATAAGGTGGCCTCCACTCACACCCTCTACCCTACGAGCCAGTGATGGGATGTTGAATGACCAGCGTGACTCAAGGGCAGTCGCAGCCAGGATAGTATCTAAGTCATCCTCTTCCCAAACAGTACGCAGGTTAGGTGTGAAGTCATCCTTGTAATCGTCAAGGATCTTACGCAGTGGCTCCAAGCTATTCTCTGTGCCGTTAACATAGTCAAAGCCAAGGTTAGCAACAACGTCACCTACGTAGTTCTGAAATAGCTGAGACAGTGTGTCCTGTGCAATTTCTTCCTTGATAGGGTCAGTCATCTCAATACGTCTGAAGAGTGCATCCATGGCAGTCTTGGTGGCTGTTGTCATGCTCTTGTTCTGCACAGTAAACACAGCCTGTAGGTCTTGAACACTGAGGCTACCCTCATAAGTTTCCATTGCAGCGTCCAGCGCTTGCTTGATGCCACGTGTGTCCTTACTAAAGATGTGGTCGGGGCAACGGATGCCCTTATGTTGTTCATAGAAGTCACGGTTAAGTAACGTCTTAATTAGTGCCAGTTCCATCATTGTCTTTCTCTCCTACAAAGATACGGTATATAACTTCCAGTGCAATCAGTGGCCACAGGAAGGCAAACTTAATAGGGCCAGATTTGTCCATCTCCTCATCCTCTGGCTCTACCATATGGTATAACAAGGGCAGCGCTAACACATACATCACAAATAGTCCAGCGAAAAAACCCTGCCCTAACTCATTCATGTTTCACCTCCACATAGTATGAACCTTCTGAGCTTTTGTACGCAGCCATCAAGTCCAGCCATTGCTGTGCGCTCATGAGTATTAGCTGATATGCATCCATGTCCGGCTCATATTGTCGGATGTAAACGTCACCACCATCACCCAAGATAACCTCAACATCCTCGTACAAATCCTGTTGATCTAGTGTTGTGATTATCGCTGCGTCTGATTCAAACTCAACTGTGTACATCAGGCTGCTCCGCTACAAGAATATTGACGTGTGCCACGTTACCCTCAACACGGGTGATGACATACTCTAAACCTGCCTTGGTGAGTAACAATCGTAGTTGACCTACAGGTATCATGTCTTATCCTTTCCATCCATATGTATCAGACGATCCAAGTACCACTGGGACTTGAGTAGATCCTCTTGCTTGTTCTTGTAACGCCATCGGTGCAGGTACTTGGCAATGTTGCCACGCAGGTAGCCTATGTATTCCTCTGTGGTTAGGAAGTCCTCAATGTAATCAATACATTCTATCTTACCCTTACCATAGTGTGCTGGGTTGTTTACGTTATCGGGTGTATGCTCCGCCAACACTGCGTTACTAAACTCGTGATCTCGCATTACGCTCTCCTTATATGCTTTCTCTTCTGCTATGAGTTTCTTCCATTGGCTGTTAATCATTCTTCCTCCAGACAGAAGCCACACCATGTGCCTCTACTTGCATTACCACAACTGACACATTTGCGCCACTTATTCTTTTCCTCACGCTCCAAGGATGCCTTGCGTTCCTCTGGTGTCATAGGTCTGACATCTGTGAAGTCAGCCTCTAAGGGCCACTCATTGTCTGTCATTGTCTGTCTCCCAGTATAAGCCTGTCTTAACCAGTGACACAAAGCCTACGTTAAAGATAGCAGCGAATGTCTTAGGATCACATTCTACCTGCAACGTGGCACTGCCATCCTCATGCTCTGTTATGTCAGTTATCTTGACGGGTTCACTTACATACTTAGTCATTACCGTACCCTTCAAGTGCTTCCCATGATACAGGGAATAATCTTAACATTATTTTATCTACACCAAGGGCTACCTGTCTACTCTCGTATTGGGTATCCGGTGTAATCCTTAGCCTACACATATCAGCAAAGGCGTCAAGGCTACCTGACCAATACCACTCTGTCATAGTAGACTGTGGTAGTACCATACGTGCTTGCTCTGGTGCTACGCCTTGGTTCAGTAATGTTTGGTAGTATCTAAGTGACCACATGTTAGCCTTTGAAGATGAAGTCATTATACTTTGACTTGTTGATACAACACCATCAGAACCTTGCTTCTTGTCAGCACTACGTCCACGCCACGCATCTGGTGTATAGAACTCAGGTTCATCATCGACATACCTACGGCTGATCTCATTCCATCTCAAGAACTTATGCTTGACTAGCTG